CATGGCTCTAATTGGTGTAACTGCAGGATTAGTTACGGGGGTTGCAAAACTAACCGTTAATGCTGCTAAAACAGCAGATGAGATATTAACATTGTCCAGTACTACAGGCTTGGCGACAGATACACTTCAAGAATTGGAGTATGCATCTGAATTTATAGATGTATCAGTGGACACGATGACTGGCGCCATGACCAAGATGATCCGGACTATGGGGGATGCCAAGGACGGAGTTAAAACAGCAGAGGAGTCCTTTAGGAAACTCCATGTGAGCATATACGACGGGTATGGGCAACTCAAAGATAGTGAGCAAATGTTTTATGAAATCATTGATGCCCTCGGTCGTGTAAGAAATGAAACAGAACGGGATGCTATAGCAATGGATATATTCGGAAGAAGCGCAAGGGAGCTCAATCCTCTTATAGAAGCAGGTAGCCAAAGATTGAAGGAATTAGGTATGGAAGCACACGAACTAGGCTATGTAATGGATGCTGATACATTGGAATCTCTTGGAGCATTAGATGATGCTATGCAGAAATTTGATAAACAAGCTGAATCATTTAAAAATAGTTTAGCAATGGTAATGCTGCCAGTATTAACGGAACTTTTTGAATTCCTTAATAAGATTGACCCTAAGATTCTAGCTACAATTGCAATTATAGGGGGTATTGCTGTTGTAGCTGTTACCGTTATGAAATCTATAGGGAGCCTTATAACAACATTTTCTGCTATGAATCCTGTTATGCTAAAAACTACAGCTATAATAGTAGGCGTTACTGCTGCATTAATTGCTTTAGCTGCTATAATCGGTGTAATCGTAGGCAAAGGAGATGAAATGAATAAAACCATAGCCAATATCGGAACTAACGTAGGCAGCATGACTAATACTATTAACAGCGCAGGCTCTAGAGTTCGATATTCCTATGCTTCTGGTATTGATTATGTGCCTTCTGACCGAATTGCTTTAATCCATAAAGGAGAAGCTGTTATTCCGGCACATGAAAACCCATACAATCCAAATGCAACAAGAGTCAGAGAAGGGGTAACACAAAACATACATGTAACCGTACAGGCGGATGATTTGCAGCAGATGGCAGATGTGGTACGTTTGTTTGACAGGTTTCGGCAGACAGCTAGGCAGGGGGTGAGATAGATGGCGCAGCATACAATTACATGCCCGTGTATTGCAGATACAGCAGCATACGCAGATAGTCCAAACCAAAATTATGGTAGTAATACAACACTACAAATGGCGAATTATCCCTCTCAGCGTATATTTCAAAGATTTGACATACCTTTTTGGATGAAATATAAGAAAATAATAGGTGCAACATTAAAAATTTATATTGAAGTCGTTAATCCATATTTTCCGACTTTTGGTGCAGACATTTTATCTTCCGTTTACATGGGCTGAATATACTCTAACATATAACAATATTAAGGATTATATAACTGATATACAGGTAGTTGGAGAAAGGCGTTTTGGTCCAGAAGATGCTGATGCATGGGCGGAAATAGTTTTAGTTGGTGATGATTTACAACGGAATAATGATAATTTTTTCAAAAATGGTCTTGCATTATACATAGACAAAGCATCGAATAGTGCCATTATCCGATCCCGAGAATATACCGGATATGAACCAATACTTACTTTGCAGTATGAAGATGTAATTCCGCAGGCACCCACTAATCTGTCTCCAAATGGTCTTATTATAGATGGCGATTTGGTAAATCGGTTTTCATGGGAATACAACAGCGAAGCAGGTGACTATCAAACAAAGTTTGATTTGCAATGGTCTAGCGACAATGGACAAACCTGGAACACTATAACACGGACTACAACTGACACATTTTACGATATGCTTGCCAGGAGTTTGCCAAACAAAAACATAGTATGGCGTGTAAGAACATATGGCTATGATGGACTAGTTGGCCCATGGTCGGATTTGGCTACTATAGATGTGTATGGTTCCCCTCCGGATCCAACTATAACAACGCCATCTACAGTTGATTCTGCGAGACCAACTATACAGTGGACAATAGTAGACCCGCAGACTGCATATGAAATACAAGTATTACTTGGAGAAACTATTGTTTGGCAGACTGGAGCAGTAGCAGGGACAGAACAAAGCGTACCCGTTGGAATCGACCTCGAAAACCAGAACTATACTATAAGGTTGAGATATAAAAATAACTATGACCGTTGGTCCAATTGGGTAGAAAAAAACATAACAGTACAATATATCAGCCCTGGAACGCCTCAGGTATCAATTTATAGAAATGTTGCAAAGGCAGCGATAGAACTAATTATTAATAACATACCGGGAGCTGAGCCTTTTGGGCGAAACGATATCTATAGAAGAGAATACGGAGAATCCGAATGGACCATTATAGCATCAGGAATAGGAGAAAATGGATCCTATGTTGATTACCTTGTAAAAAGTGAAGTTTTATATGAATATATGGTCCGCGCATATACAACATCTGGTGGTTATGCAGCCTCTGCACCTGTAATTGCTGATATAAAAGTTAATTATACGGTTTTAGCGCCATTACAACATCCAGAACAACAAATTACACTTAAGTATGATATTGAACGCAGCGAAATACAAAGCCGAGCCAGAAATTTTGCACGATTTGCAGGTAGAAAAAATCCAGTTGCAGAATATGGGGAACAGCAAGAAAGAGGACTTAATATACGTTGCACAATTACTAATAAAGAAATGTTAGATCAGTTAATGGAGCTATTACTTGGTGATGAATACTTGTTATATCGGGATAATAAAGGGAGATATATGGTATGTAGCGTGAGCGGTGATATAGAAATGCAGGAACAGAGGAAGTGGTATAAAGTTAGTTTCTCATTGATTGAGGTGATATAATGCAACCTATAGAACAAGGTGGATATACAAGACAGCAAATTGTAGATATGCTGCACGGCAAGACGGGTCCTCGGATTGTAAAATTTAGATATGACTTGCTAGACAGAAATGACAATAAAAAAGCAACTCTTACAGGAGTTGTGTCTGGCGAAGTTCGCATGAACTCTTTAGCAAAAGACATAAAGAGAGTAGCGAATTTTACTATAAGAGAAGAATCAAGCATTAATATTGACTGGCTGAATGATCGCATTCAGCCTTTTTGCTGCTTTAAGATGCCTGATGGTGGCTGGGTTGAATGGTCCCTTGGAATATTTCTATTATCTAGCCCTAAACGCAGGGAGAGCTATAGACAAGTATATAGAGATATAGAAGCCTATGATGGTCTCCAAGTACTTTTAGATGATAAGTTCGATAGTCGATACATTATTACTGCGGGCACAAACTATTACGATGCAATACGAGCGATTTTAAACAGCGCTGGGGTGTATAAGACTAACATTATAAGCACTATAAGAACTACACGAATAGATAAAGAATTTGAAATCGGAACAGAAAAGTTAAGAGCTATAAACGAATTACTTCAGGAGATAAATTATACATCTTTGTGGGTAGACGAAAATGGATATTATACAGCTAAACCTTATATGCCACCTTATCAACAAACCCCAGAATACACATACAAAGATGATGATATAAGTATTATGTATCCGGGAGCAGAGGAAGAACTGGACCTGTTTAGCGTGCCTAATAAATGGGTAGTTGTAGCCAGTAACCCGAACTCAGTACCGTTAACCAGCGTATATACTAATACGAATCCAAATAGTATAACAAGTACAGTAAATAGAGGTAGAACTATCGTAGATTTTAGGCAAATAGACGATATTGCCAGCCAATCTGATCTTGATAATTATACCCAGCGAATTGCTTATGAGGCAAGTCAGGTATATGGACATATTACTTTTAAAACTGCTATAATGCCATTCCACTCTTTTTCTGATATATTACAAATAGAGTACGGTCCATTAGGCATATCAGATAAATATCAAGAAACAAGCTGGACAATTCCACTAGAAGTAGGAGCACAAATGGAACATGTTGCAAGAAGGGTGGTGCAGATATGATTACTGCAGAAGAATTAATACAAGTGACAACATCAGAGGAGCCCAGCCCTTTCAAGTTAGCAACTGTGGTAGGCTTTTGGAATAATGGTTCTGTAAAAATCCAATTTGACGGGGAAGAAGAACCTAGCGAAAAAGAATATGCTTTTTTAGCAAGCTATAAACCTTATAGTGGCGATAGAGTATTAGTTGCAAAGGTTTCTAACACATATGTTATATTAGGGTCCGTACGATATAAAATTAAACCATTAAATTATATTACTTCAAATATGGCTGATGATGTAAACGGAAATATGAATATAGATTATATGTATGTAGATCCAAGCACTCTCATTCTGCATGTGAGGCGAAAAAACGGGGCCTGGTCAAGCTATAATCCAAGATAGTAGGTGATGCAAATTGAAACTAAAAGAATTCGATATCCGATTAGATATCAAGAGAAGCCAGAAACATGATTATATTGAAGTAGTCCAGGGAGACTATGAGACAAACATATTAAATATACAAATAACAGAAAATTTACAACCATATAACTTAACAGGATTAAGTGTAGAAATAGCATTCGCAAAACCAGACAATACAACAGTCTTGCAAGATGGGGACAATGGCGTAACCATAGAGGATGCAGAACAGGGCAAAATAAAAGTTGTTTTAAAGACCAATACAATAGCAGCAGCAGGTAAAGTATATGCAGAAGTGCGAATTAAAGACGGAGACATGATACTAACTACAGCTAGATTCGACTTTTTTGTCAGAAGGGCGATATTCGGCGACGACACAATCAAAAGCAAAGACGAATGGCCATTGTATGAGCAACTTTTAGAGGCAGCAGAGAATGAAAATGAACGGATTGATAATGAAAATACAAGAATACAGAATGAAACACAGAGAGAAAATCAGGAAATAATAAGACAACAGAACGAACAAGACAGAACAACAGCTGAATCCGCAAGAAATGTTGCTGAATCAGATAGACAAACTAATGAACAATCCAGAATAAACAACGAATCCATAAGACAGCAACAGGAAAGCGATAGAATGGTAAACGAGCAAGAACGAATAAATGCAGAAGAACAAAGAATTAGCGTCGAAAGCGAAAGACTTAGCGCAGAAAATGAACGCATATCTAGAGAACAAGAAAGAATCGAAAATGAGAATACGAGAGTAGCGAATGAGGCTGAAAGACAATTAGCAGAACAAGAAAGAATTAATGCAGAGAATATGAGAATAAGCAACGAAACAACAAGACAAAGTAACGAACAGGCAAGAATAAATGCGGAGCTAGAAAGACAAACAAACGAACAGTTAAGGCGAGAACAGGAAGATTACAGACAAGCCTCTATAGCAGATATAGAAAATAGATGGAATCAACTCACAACAGCGCAACAACAAGACGCAGAAGTCATAAACGCTAGGACTTCTACAACAAAAGGAAAAACGTTCCCCAGCTTGAATGACCGCATAGAAGAAATAGAAGCAGACACACATAAAGCTAAAACTACGCCAGAGATATACAATACAGCTTCTATATTTTCAGTAGGAGTTGGTACTGATTCGCAGGGTAGTCCTTTAGATTATTCAGAAAGCATTGTTAAAGGGCAAATTAGCGCAACTCTGAAAGGGAGAACTGTCAATAACCTTATGGGTGCGGACGGAGATTGTGAGGATATTAGCAAATTTACTGCGACTAATTGTACCCTTGCTCTGGATGCAACAAATAAAGTATTTGGCAATAATGGCATTAAAATCACCATTGCAACAGGACAAACGCAGGGTATAATGAGCTATAACATTTTTAGCAAACTGAATAAGGCCAAATATTATCTCATTACTGCTTATCTCAAAAAAGGTAATTGTACAGATATAAGGTTGCGCCTTGAAACTGATGATATGGACATTGAAAGCTCTGCCGTAACAGCAACATCATTTACAAGAGTAGGCATAGTGGTACAGCCAAGCGATATAGATACAGCGACCAGCGCAGTAATACAAATAATCGTAAATGGCGCAGAAGGGCAGTATGGGTATGTAGATGGCATAATGGTAAATGAGATTACATCTGAAGAATATGCGTTGGGCGCAGCGGTATGCATGAGCAGATATAACTATCACAACTCCACAAAATCTACATTTAGTGCCAGAGTGAAGAGTGTTGGGAAGAATTTATTTAATGATAAGATTACGCAAAGCACAGCTGATGTTTCATGCCAGCGTACTGCTGATTATATAGAAGTTTCCAATACAAGTGGTTCCTTTAAATTTATAAAAACTGCGTGGATAATGGTTGAACCGAATACCAATTATACGCTTTCATTTGAGGGTGTAAATGTATCAGGAACAGATGCACCAAGAATACGAGTAACTGCAGAAGATGATATAACAGGTTTGGCTATCAAAGAAGGTAGTGGTTTTATAACGTTCAATACTGGAGCGAATAAAAAGATTAGGCTTTACTTATATGCTTCTACCAACACTAACGCAGCGCAAACCAAATGGTATAGTAAGATTCAAATTGAGGAGGGTACAACTGCCACAGCCTACGAACCATATAAAGAAACGGTTGCTTATCTACCCAATATAACACTACGCTCATTGCCGAATAACGTTAAAGATGAAATTAATGTAACAGATAGGAAACTAATCAAACGAATAGGAGAAAAATCTAATATAGCTAATGGAATGGAAATAGATTTTGCAGACATGGCAGAAGGCGGAACGTATTATGCTTGGAATGATGATGGCGAAACTGAAACTGGTATCAAAGGTGATACATTAGGGATTGATGCAACTACACTAATTTATCAGTTAGCAGAACCTATTGAGATTCCTATAGAAGCAGAAGGCACCCTTGAAGGCTATCCTGGCGGTACTGTGTACATTGAACCTTATATAGCTGATACCTTCCAGTATAACAGCGGTATTACATTACCTAAACCAGTAACGCAGATAGATAAAATAAAAGGTTTTGTAGACAACTGGAAAGAGCTTTCAAACAGCTACACTTTGTCCCCAGACGGACTGACCTTAACTATAGACGGTATAACCAATGGACAATACATTAAGGTTTATGCTCCTATAAAACCAGAGGAAAGCACAATACCAACTACAGCAATGCAGTTCCCTTGTAACTTAAAGGCACAGGTTGAAGGCAACATGAAACTGGCTAATAAAGCAAACCTGCGGATTGATGAGCTTGATGATTTTGTTACTGCAATGCTGCTTAACCATGAGATGCGAATAACATTACTTGAAGGAGGTAGTCTATAATGGTTTATGAATTACTAAAAAGAGTTATAGAGCAGCAAAATTCATTTATGACAAAGGATATGATTATGCTTCAAATTGAGTTCTTCTACACTACAGGAAAGCTAACAGAAGAGCAGTATAACGAATTATTAGCAATGCTGATGCCTAAAGAAGAAGGTGCGGAAGGTGAATCCGGAGAACCTGAAATGCCTTAAATTGTATGAGACAATAAAACGTAACGCAGGGTGCACTGATTTGATGAAAAAAATACATGGTTAGAGGTGGAATATGAATAATGAAGTAATACAAATAAAAGTAGCTGAGCATGATGAAATGCTAAAAGAACATGGAAGACGGTTAGATAAAATTGAACAAGATAGTGCAGAGTTTCGCGTGCATATCGAAAATCTGTGTAAAAAAATTGATGAGCTTACCAATTGGTTAAAAGCCCTCATACTGGCCATGATTGGCACATTCGGGGGCTTTATTATTTGGTATATTCAGAATTTAAGGTGAGGTGATAATATGGCACTTTTGAAAGTCGGTAGCAGAGGGGACGGGGTTAAGGAGTTACAGGAGAGATTGAATGAGCTAGGTTTTAATTGCAGTACAGCAGACGGAATTTTTGGAACAAAAACGCAAACTGCAGTTCAAAGATTTCAAAAAACATTTTTACTTATTCAGGATGGTATAGTAGGACCTAAAACATTAGATGTGCTGGAGAAATTAGATAAAGTAAAACATTTCAAGCTAAAAGAATTTGCTTGCAAACACTGCGGAGAAATAAAAGTAGACATAAACCTATTACTAAAATTGGAGGAATTACGTACAGCAATAGGTAATAGACCAATTATTATCAATAGTGGGTACCGTTGTCCTACCCACAATAAAAACGTTGGAGGAGCTACAAAGAGTCAACACATGTACGGTAAGGCGGCAGATATAAGGGTTAAGGATATGTCCCCAAGGACACTCGAAAAGTTTGCAGATACAGTGTTTGCTAATGGCGGTGTCGGCATGGGAGGTCAGAATATCGTGCATGTGGACACCAGAGGGCATAGGGCAAGGTGGTATTACTAATGCGTAGGCGAAAAGAGACCAGTAAGGTTGTATTAGCTACGGTGCTTATAGTCTGTTTTATCTTTACTGGGATTGTTATTTATGGCTGGCTAGTATGGGATAGAACGGATGCTGCAGGGCTAGCCGGAGTAATACTGGCTCCTGCAGCTACTGCTATTGGATTTTATGCCTGGAAAGCAAAAGCGGAAAATCAGATTAAACTCAAAAAACGATACGGAATCTTAAATAAAAATGAATTGGAGGAATAGATTATGACTTATGATATTACCCCTATTGTGCAGGCGGTATTTGCGTTAGTGGCAGCTATTATAACAGCTATAGTTATACCGTGGATAAAATCTAAAACAACTAAAGAGCAACAAGAAGAAATAAAACAATGGGTAAAAATCGCAGTTGCCGCTGCTGAACAAATATTTGTTGGACAGGGACGAGGAGAAGAAAAGAAACAATGGGTACTGGAATTTTTGTCAAAGTACAACCTGAAGGTAGACCTCGATGCAATTGATGCCATGATTGAAGCTGCTGTGTGGGAGCTTAAGAATCTATAGATAATCACTCAACCCGGGCATATCACCCGGGTCTTTTTCATTTTTGGAGGATTTTTAAAAGTTGCGCAGAATATTATAAATCAGAACCAATAATTGGAGGTGTACTTTATGCAAACTGCTAACAAAGTTACAAAAAAGTGGTATCAATTGTGGTGGGTGTGGTTCCCGATAATAAGCATTGTAATTATGATATTATCCCTTTTATGGCTGAATTATGAAAGCTATAAGACGGATAGCTCTGCAATTTCAACTATATTTGGCGTATATAAAGATGGGAAAGGCAGTGGCGTGGTAGGTTATGAATATAAAGATGGGATATTAAATATATCATACTATATGTATCCGATAGGTATTAGTGAAATTGATAGTGAAATAGGAATGAATTTGGCAGAAAAATTTAGAAAGCTATATGCGAAAAGGGATAATATAGATGCTATATCTTTTTATATTTCATTACCTTATCAAAATGCTTATGGCAATGTACAGTGGAGACTTTATGCATCTTTTGATATTAATAGAGAGCTTATAAATAAAATAAATTGGGATAATTTTTATCCGCAAGACTTTATAAAGGTTGTACATAATTTAAAAACATATTAACAGCTAGAATGTTTATACCCGGGGAAACCCGGGCTTTTTTTTGTTTTTGGCAAAATACATGAGAAAGAAGGATTT